CCAGTTCCAATTGCCCAAAAGTCGTTCTTTATCTTCGCAGGAATGATGGTACTCTCGTAAATCCAAATGCCATCACTTCTGAGTTCGAGAACGGTCACATCCGTATCCGAGTCTAGGTCAGCCCCAGACTCCAACGAATTGTAGAACTTTAATAGTTTATCCCAATCTCCGCAACCCCCGTAGACGCTTGTCTGCCCACTACGGAGTTTCTCTACAAGGTAGAACGAGTCATCACCGCTGACCATCGAGTCTGCGGCAATCTCTCCCGTAGACGCTTTGGCAGCGATGGTGGTCATTTAACCAACAGGTTTAGCAATAAAAGGATTATGCAGCCAGCAGAGCCGATTAGGATTTGCTCTAGCCGCTTGAGTCGTGCGTTTATCCCAAGATAGCGTTCAGCACAGACAGCTTCGTGGGTGTCTAGTTGACCCTGAACTTCGCCAATTGTCGCCATTATTTCCCCTTAACAAGCCATTAGCACACACGGTACGCAGTAAGAACCATCTGCGTAGGTGCAAGTAACATGATTGGATGTGACCTTGGCAACAGTTTTAGAACGCACAATATCGTCACCCTGTGGTTTGGCAGTACCGTCACCAGCAGACATGAGTAAGTCACCCTTCTGGACAATTACACCCTGACCAATACGGATAATCATGTCACCTGTCATCGCCATATTGATTTCGTCTACCTGATGAGCCTCGTCATAAGTCCAGTTGACAAACACGCCAGCCACATTGACATCACCCTCGACATCGGAGACCTTGACTTTGTTTAACTGCTCGTTATCTACTGGGTTGCCTTCTGCGTCTGTGTAGACATTCATCTCATCAAGGTTGGACATCACCGTACCTTTGAGCAAGTCAGGTTTGGTGAGCATCTGCGCCCAACGGGATAAGTGACCACCGTTGTATGAGACTGTTGTGCCTGATACGGAGATTGTGCCTTCTTCTGTACTGGCTTGACGAATACTAACAATACTTCCATCGTCAGTAAGTCTATTAACAATTAACACTTGGTCTGCCGACTGTACAAAAACACCTACTCCACTAGCTACAAATCTGCAACCAGCAGTTGTTGTATCTGAAGTGGTTTTCCCCACCAACAAATCACCATTGTTAGTGATACGAACACGTTCTGTGTCGGCCGCAGAACCATCCGGAGATGTATAAAAAACAATCCGTCCGGGCATATCACCTGCGCCAGGAGTTCCGTCTACTTGCACTCTAATAGATGCAGCACTAGCAAAAGCAGAGCCAGTATGTCCTTGTGCAATTAAAGTAAGTAGTTCACCTCCATTTATTACTACGGTTGGCGAGGCTAACGAACCTTTTGCCGTTTGAAATCTGTGCGTTACACCATAGTTATTTGTATCCGAATAACTAACAAAATTTATTTCAGGTATAGTTCCTTCTACTTGAAACTTAACAGATGGATTGGTTGTACCAATTCCCACATTACCGCTAGAGTTAATCCGCATCCTCTCCGCATTATCGGTATTAAACACAATGGTTCCGTTAGAACCTGTGTCCGTAACCTCTACCTTAGAGTCTCCAGCAGAGATAGACGCACCACCACCTGCCGTAGCCCAAGATAGCGTTCCAGAGCCATTTGTAGCCAGTACCTGATTAGAAGTACCGTCAGCAGCAGGTAGTGTCCACGTTACGTTAGACGCAACAGTAGCTGGTGATTGGAAGGCAACCCAGTTAGACGAATCAGAGTCCGCAAACCGCAAGTCACTCTGCGCGTTTAGGGTTACGTCAGAACTAAATACGTTTGTGCCTGAGAACGTGTTTGTCCCAGAGAAGACGTTGCCACCAGAGAATGTGTTGGTAGTCCCTGACGAGTTTATATTTCCAGAGATAATCGCCGACCCTGAAATCGTGTTCGTGCCGGACAGGATATTCCCGCCGGAGAAGGTGTTGGTCGTGCCAGAGGAGTTGATGTTGCCCGAGATTACAGCCGCCCCAGAGATGGTGTTCGTCCCACTCATCAGGGTTCCACCAGCAAAGGTAAACGCATCCCCAGAAGCCCCTGTCTGGAACTCCTTTAGGTGAACCATAAGCTCACGGATGGCGTTGTTTATCCCAGAAGGCGCACACCCCTCGTCGATGTTAATACCTTCTATGTCGGTATTTGACGAGTTGGTCGTTGAGTATTCTGAAATCTTGGTCTTGGGCATTTCTTACTCCATTCCATACTGTGTGGATAATAAACCGCGCAATGCTGTTGGCGGCAGTAGTTCTAATGCTTGTCCTTGTGGTGTCCTGCCAAGGCTAATTTGCTCCATGAGCCGTTGGACATTTTGTTGGCGCAATCCTTCTGCTCCACGGCGTGCCATTTCTGAAACCGCAGCCGCCCCCATTGCTATTGGGCCACCTAATTCTGGAGAGATAGAAGCTGCGCCAATGTACGGGACGGAACTAACTGGGCCACGGATAGAGAACTTGCCAACAAAGCGTAAAATCTGTTCGCCAGTACCACCGCCTTTGGCGATATTACGAATCTCTGCTTGTTCGGCAGGTGTAAATGTGGCCATACGCTTATTGTTCTTGGCTAATGCGGCAAACTGCACCCGCAAAGCGTTGTCCATTCCTGATTGACTATACTGACCGCTACTAATATCGGCTTTATTCACCAAATCTTCAACGATTCCAAGCCGTTTGCTTTGTCCGTAAACTTTGCGGGCTTCTTTCAGCGCAGAAACTGCCATTTTTTCGTCGCCAGAAAGAATATTGGTCTTGCCAATACCTTCTACTAGGTCGTCATACTTGTCTACAAGGATTCCTGCAATACGTTGTTGGTCAGGATTTGTAAAATCACCCTCTGGCGAACGTACAATCCGGCGCAATGTTTCTAACTCTTTCAGGGTTTTGGGAGTTGAGCCTTCGGTTTCTAACCTGTTAATTACCGCAGCTACCTTTGGATGCAATCCAACATCAAATCCAGCATCAACCGCCTCTTTTTTCAGCGTGTTGGCAATGTTTTGCACATAGTCATCTTTAACAACCAGCCCTGCGCGGTCTGCTAAACGATACGCAGAGGCGGCTTGCAAGGCTAGTTCTGGCCTTCCAGCGCCTTGTTCTACTCGTCCTGGTCTAATTCCTGTTCCAGCACCAACAGCGGTTCCTGCAACCAATCCAGCAAGCGGACTGCCAGTTGCCTCTGTCACATACTGTGCGGTTCCTGCCGCTGGTGCGGCTGCGCCAATCTGCGCGACTGGGGCTTGACCGGCTTGTTGTGCAACGCCACGAACTACTGGTGATACTGCGCCAGTTGCTAATCTTGCTAAAGCAGGTAACTGTGCGCCAGCCCCTGTAATTGCTCCTGCTCCAGCCTCTAGCATCCGTTCTCCACGGCTTTCTGGTTTAGCCAACCCAAGATTGTCTAACATCTCTGAGATTGCGCTAGAAGGAAGTTTTACATCGCTTCTTGTGGTGAGGTTATACAGGTTTACCAAGAAGTCTGATACGGGTATAGCAACACCGCCAGTTAATGCCCCTATGGCAGCCCCAGCAGGGCCAGCAGGAGCACCCATAAGAGCACCTGTTGCGGCCATTGTCGCGGGAGGTAAAGCCCCACGGGTAACTATCTCTGCCGCCCTTTGCATGCCACCGGCTTTTGGTGCGCTTGCCTCGTCGTACAGTTTTTTAGCGGCAGCGTTGACTTCAGATTCCGACATCGTGTCGGGGAACTCAACCTGTCCGACTTTTGGGATGTCAATTACCATTATTCAGCCTTCCCAGTTTTGGGGTTGTATTTTTTAATACCGCCAGCAGCAGGTGTCGGCGCAACATTCATTGGGCTTAACTCGTAAAATGGCAACAAGTCACGAACCTCTGGGCTTCCACTCTTACGCAACACATCTAATTGGCGATTGTGTGAGCCAATTCTGTAGTTGGCTGTTTTTTCCATTGCTGTGAGAAGTGCCTGAACCTCTGGCGCGGTAAATTGGTCAAGGCGACCACCAGCTGCGCGTTGAATTAACATCCGTTCGTTTTCTGTAATTGCACCCTGTCCGCGCATTGCGGCGGCAGCAGACAATTCAAACTTTGCTAAACCCTGCATTGCAACTGCGGTGCGCTCTAGCAACTCTTTTGTGTCCTTGCCAGTAACCCCTAATGATGAAGCAATCTGAGCCACGGCGCGAGGTGCGGCACTTAATGGGCCAGCAAACACTCCCTCTGCTAGGATTGGGCGTAGTTCATTGATGTTTTGAATGGTGCTTTGAGCTTCTTGGGCTTGCGTCAATGACGTATCAAGGCGTTCTGCACCCTTAGCACCCAAGACTTCTGCCATCTTCTTGTCGCCTGGTAGGGTGATATTAGTAGATGGAGCGCCGGCTTTTTTCTGCTCGGTAACAAAGTCTTGGAATGTTCCCTTAAATCCCTGTCCCACCGCAAAATTGTATTCTTGAATACTTGCCGGCAATGCTTTGGGTTCTTTTGCAATTAGTTTTGCATACTCTACTGGAGAAGAAAGACGAAGGTAGTCTAAGACCGCCTGATTTGCGGCTACTTCGTCTGTAACTGCTCTGCGTGGTAGGTTTGAAGTTAAAGCCTGCCTTGTCATTTCAACATCTTCTGTTGGAACGCCTTGTTCTCCTGGAAATCTCATCTGATTCATAAGGGCGGCTTGTTGTTCAGCACCGGCAACAATTCCCGGTGGCTGCATAGTCGTAGCTGCGGCAACTCTCTGCTGAAAAGTTTGCTGTGCCTCACGCATACGTTTTTCTTCTTCGCGCTTGGCAAGCAGGTCTTTTACTTGCAGTCCCTTTAGCGCGTCTGCAAGAGTCTTGTCAAACGACTGCTGGTAGTTCTGCAACGCTACTGGCCCAACCTCTCCGATGGCCTGTGCAATGCTAGGTCTGCCCTGCCCTGGCTGTCCACGGGATGCCCGTAGCAACCCAAGGCCGAGGCTGGTTAGTCCTTGGCTTGTAGCCTGTCCTGATGCCCTCTGGCGTAATGCACCAGTTGGGTCAAGTAAACTGAAAATATCGTCTTCCATATCGTTATCCTAAAAGACTAGCAAGATTGATGGATTGCGGTTGATACCGAGTGCCGAGTAAACCACCGGCAAGAGCGCGTTGTGCAAGTAAGTTGTACAGACCAGAATAATCAACTCCTGCCATTGTCTGCTGTGCACTATCTTGTGCTACGCCACCGCCAGCACCGCCTGCTTCCGGTGGGTTTAGCAAGCTATTTACAAGTCTTGCCCCGCGAGTAGCGTCACGCAGAGAAATACTGCTTGGTGTTCCCTGTGCTATTACATCCGTACCTAATACATTTGGGTCGTTAATGAATGAACCAGGACTTCCGAGGACAGGGGTTGCGCCTGTTGGCGTAGTTCCTAACTGTCCTACCGTCCCACCTGAAACCGGCACAGTAATACCCTGTGCGCCGCCCAAACCGCCTACGTTTGGCATGGTCGGCTGTTGTAATCCTACGCCGCCACTAACGCCGGGTGTTGTTTGTGGGCCAAGCCCGTAATCAGGGGTTGTGGTTGTTCCTAAAAGACTTTCGTCTGGCAACGGTGGCAAGGTTCCAGTTAACCCAGTACCACCACCCATTCCTGGCGCAGTAGTCTGCACATTTGAACCACCTAGCAAACCATAATCAACAGGCGGTAGTGCCGGAGTCCCTCCGATAGGCGTAACGTCTGGCGTTACACCAGCGTCTACTGGGTACACATCGACACCAACACCGGGCTCTACGCCAACGTCTACCGGAGTTCCACCGATTGCGGTATTGATTGCGTTGCTAAGTACAAGTTCTGCGCCACCCTGTAAGCCAGCCTCTAGCGGGTCTTTGCCCTCTGCGCCCATCTGTGCGCCCCTGAGAGCAGCGTAAACATACGGGCCAACGACAGGGATAAACGCGGTTGCTTGGGTGAGGAATGGAACCTGACCAATCTTAATGGCCGCCCTTCTTAACTCCTTGCCTAACTTTCCACGCCCGCTAGGTGCTTCTCCGGCGGTAAGCGTAATAAAACTTGAGTCTGGGTTGATGAAGTCAAACTGCTTTTCGTTACCCTCGCCAAGAACGTACTTGTAGCCAGAGTCAAAGTTAACCGCCTCGTTTACACCCTCGTCAGAGATTGTCTTGATTCCAGAGATTGCAGGTGCGCCCTCGGTTATTGAGTACATCTGCGCGGGTTTTACGGTTTCTATGTACTTGACCGCAGGAAACAGGTATCCGTTTGTTATGTCTCCACCAACCGAGCTTGATAAGGCTTTTTTCTGCTCGTCCGAAAAAACACCTTGGTCTAGGTTTACGGCCTTTGCCTGACCCAAGAAGTCTTGGTTTAAGAACTCTGGGTGGAAATACTGTCTTTTTTCCTTTGTCTGCCGTAGGTCTGCTCCGCTACCGCTGAACTCATAACGCTCCGCTACATATCCCTTGTTGACGATGTCTTTGGGGACGTAGACAAAGTCACCCTGATTCGTGTTTAGGATGTACTCGTATGGGTTTATCCAAGGGATGACCCTATCAACCGCTAATTGAGGTTGCGTAGCCATTTATTAGAACAGTCCGGCAACGTAATCAAACGCCCTTTGGCGAGTTGACTCTGGGATTAGACCGCCAATTGTGGTTGCAATACCAAGGTTTTGCAGGGTGCGGTTTGTCTGTGCTTGTGGGATAGCCGACTGTCCCATTGGCGTACCGTAGACAGACGACAAGAACCCTTGTAGTTGCTGGTACGGAAGCTGTTGCGAGTATTGGTATCTCTGCATTGCCTCTTGCAGGGGCTGTGCCGCAATCTGTTCGCGGGCTGCGCCAACCTGTGCCAAAGCCTGAGAAGGAAGAAAGCCCATCTGAAAGAACGAAGGTGCGGCTTGGGCTAGTGCTGCTTGGCTAAGTTGAGCCTGTTGTTGTAGTCCACGCTCCCTAGCGTAGTCCTGACCAACGATGTTGGCAGAAACGTCGCCTAATGCCCTGCCGTAGGCTTCCGTAGCCCCGCCAAGGGCACGCTCCATCGCGCCTGACCCGTAGCGCCCAGCGCGTGAATAAAGGCTTGCAATGCCCGGAACAATCTGCTCCCCGTACTGCTGTGTAAGCGGGCGGGTAGCGGCGGCAAGCATTGCCTGTTGGTAGGGATTGCCTTGCAAGAAGCCACCTGCGGCTGTTTGCCCAATCTGCCCGAGGGAGGATTGGTAAGCTTGCTGTGCGGCTTGTAGGGTTGGCTGTGCGCCGGTAGCCAGAGCCTCTTGTTGGGCTAGGGCTTGCTGTGTCTGTGCAGACGGCGAGACGTAGGTCTGGCCTTGGAACATCTGAGGCTGTGCGCCAAAGAATAGTTGCTGGGCGCGTTGCAACCCCATCTGTAAGTATGGACTAAGCGCGGGGTCGATTCTTGACGAACCAGACGAGGTTCCTAGCGGTGCTGGTAAAGCACCTTGGCCTGGTGCGGTGTCAGGGACAAAATTTCCGAAAGCGTCGTAAGCCATATATCACCTATTATAAAGATTATCCAACCAAAATGTAAGCATAAGTCTTGTCTGCCGTACTGTTGGCAAAGTGACTTATCGTTGCCTGTCCTTGCTGTTGGGCAGAGACGTAAATGTTTGAGTAAGCCGACGGTGCGACATAGTTAACCGTGAGAATTACCGACGGAGTTGCTGGTCTGGTCGGGCTGGTTTGCGCGGCTAAGTGTTCAATCTTGCAGTCTGAGTCCGTAGATGCCCACGCTAATTGCACATAGTCATCTGCTTGGAGTTCTATAAAGAAATTAAGCGCGGCAATTAAGTGGCCGTCGGTTCCACCGTGACTGTTAGGCACAGAAAACTTGCTGTTACTGCCAGCGATGTTAGACGCTGCACCGCTTCCGCTACCCTTCTTAAACCATATATCTACGTCTTGAATTCCAACATCCGTGTTGGCAAACTGAATACTGAACGCAATGTTATATATCCCGTAAGACTTGACCCGAATCTTGTTGGTACTCTCTACCGAAACCCCGTTAGAGTAGTCGGTGGTGTCGTAAGAAATAATGTATTCGTTGGTGGTCGTCGTGGCCGTCTGGTCAGTCGTGTCCTGAAACGCACCGTATGGCGCAGAGTCAGCTTCTGCCGCGTCAGAAAACGGAATCAGGACAATTTTTGTATATACAGAAATACGCTCGTCTACTAGGGTAGTCGTAGTGGCGTTGCCCGTAGCCAGGGTAATAGTCCCCGTGTTGTTGGACTTGCCGTTCATCAGGTTGTTGACCACCTCGGAAATATCCCTTGGTGTCCCACCTTGGTACGGTAGAACTCTAAACATTAGCGAGTACCCGCTTGCTGAATCTCTACATCCACCCCGATGGCAGATGACCAGTTGTTGCCTGACGGCTCAAGCCTGACCCTGTGGTAACGCCCGTAAGAACGAACACCAACGCGGTTCTCGCTGTTTGCAGCAGTAACCGAAGGGAAGGACAGGGTCGCGTTTAGCTGCAACCTAGACTCCACGGCCACCGACCCCGAGCCGTTGTCAACCAACGGTTTTACAAGGGTAATCATGGACTGGTTCTGGTCTGCGGAAATGTCTGCCGTGTCTATCAAAGCTGTCTTTGCTGGGCCGGTAAAGGTAATGATTTTAGCCCCCGTGACCCCCGCTAACTGCAACTTACCGCCAAGCCATAGACGCGAGTCTAGGGGCGTTTGCAGGGCATCTAGCGAGGCAGAGAAGCTATCTAATCCTTCTAGCGTAACGGCTGGCGTGGAGCTAGAGGCAATTCTGTTTACAGTTGAGTCCGCGTAAGCCCACCGCTTTGTGGGGACGTGGTACATCAGGATTCGGTAGGTCAGGTCTGTGCTTGAGTATCCCCACATCACCAAGTTCTTGGAAGGGTCTACCGCCACACTCATAAGGTCAAGTTCTGCCTCCCTGAGTGTTGTAAAAAAGTAACGGTTTACCTTTTCTGCGCCGATGTTGACGATTTGCTGTCCGTCACAGGCGTAAAAGCCGTCGTCAGAGAGGAAGTAAGTAATACCTTGCCATTGGATGACCGAGTTGGACTCGTAGCACCCAAGGTTTCTGGAGATGTTGTCAAACTGGAATATGAGGGGAGTCCCGACGTAGGACATCCGATAGATACTCCTGTCCATCAGGACAAGACCAAACTCGCCACCCGTAACGCCTTGAACCCTGCCGCCGTCAGGGATGTCCTGAAAGTCTGCCTGTGTGGTGGCAGATGCAGCCCAAGTTGTCTCGTTGTTAATACCCGACCATTGCACTCGGGTTGGGTTGTCTGTCTGATACCCAGTAACCACGAAGTCCCGCACCACGGTCACAAACTTAGCCTTGGGCGCGTCCGAGGACAGATTGGCAAAGTTTACCGTTGTCGTTAGGTCGTAGGCTTGCAGGGTATGCGCCTCTGTTGCGCCGATTACCTTGTTGCCAAACTGG